AACCGCGTACTTGCTTCTGCCTTTATCGTCTAGTTGTTTTGTTGTAAGATTTATTTTTTCATTCATATGTGCTTTTGTTATTTTGGCTCAATCCAATCGAAAATCAATGGTTCAACAATGTATTGATCAAACTCTAGGTCTCCAATGTAAGATACCATGTCTTCTGACAGTGGTGTCAGAAATGGGTAATCGTAACTCAACGTAATGTGTGGCTGATATTCAGGATAATCATGTGTAGCAGCGTAAAACTCTCTACTATGATGATGCAAAAAGTCTAATCCATCACTCTCTAGAAGCAATACTAAGCAAGTAGTATTATCTCCACTATCAAACAGGTCAAATCGTTTTGGAGTTGCTCTAATAGGCAACGATATTGGAATGTTCCTTATCTCATCACACACTGATCTACTGTAAACGATAGATGTATGTAATGAGTGGCTAGCTACTTGATTTGGAATATACAACATGTCAAGTAACTTGCCTATTTTATCTGATGATGAAGCCGACAGCACAGCTTTTGAATATGTGCCGTCGGCCTTCATTTTTTTCTTCATTGATGCCCGTTATTTTCTGCGTTACGTTGCCGATTTTGCGTATTACGATAATACATACGATTACGGAATTTCATAAACCGTTGCCAGGTAATACTTTCATTCCTCCCGATATCCGCTGGATTGTATTCAACATGTGGGTACTGAAGCCTAACAAAATCCAAGTAGTCGTCCAGAGTGTTGAAAATATTATCAACCTCTGGTTTCATACGCAGATATTTTTTGTTATACGATGCAACTGATACGGCCATTTGGCTCTCCTTATTTAACTAACGATGGATATTTAATACGGCATCCATTTTCACCGTCTTCTGACACTTCGATTATAACATCTCTGTTACTGTAGGTTGAAGATATTTGAGCATATAGATCGTCAGCAATCATTTCACAGCTCTTGTAGTTTAACTGGAGGGTTCCCTGATTATAGAGATTTTCCAACCAGCGTTTAAACTGAATAAACTCAATATCTCGATTTGAATGTGAGACACTGATATCTACCCGAAAGTGAAAGATATGCCGATGCAGCGATGCCAAGAACGATACATCATACTGATCGCCAGTAGCTAAGTTGGGGTCTGTTGCTGCAGCAGGGTAGCAATGAATTCCCTCTTTCTGAAACTTTACCCAAATAAACTTTTTTGATTCCGTCATTTAAACTCTTTTCCGGCGTTGTCTAAGTCAGTCAAAGTTTTGATTTCTTTGGCTAACTTAGCTTTTCTTTCTTCGAACTCAAGGACAACAGTATTAATGAACGATTCACCATTCAACTTACTTGACTCGTATGCGGCCTTAAGCTGCTGGTCAAGAGCATTATACGCTGCTTGCAAATGGTTGATTCGAAGTTCGAAACTATCTGACATATCTTCTACCTATTACTTTTGCTGTGCTGGCAGAATGTAGTTATACACTGTCAACCCACTGTCAACGGTGATTTGAGTAGCCCCTTCGTCACTGATACGGTAAATTTTGTCACCAGGTAGGTTCAAAATACTTTGAACAACTGCTACTGGCCAATGGAATCCTTTAGCAACTTTACCAGTAATCCCAGTCGCAAACGAAAAGTCGCCAGCGTGGGTGGAGTGATCACCAAAATAAAACTTCAAATCACCACCTTCAGTTTTAGCCACGAATGTGTTTTCGTCACTGTTTGCTTGAGCCATAAACTTCAAACGCTGAATACTTTGAACAGTTGGACTGAACTCGACGTCCCATTTCACGCCTTTAAACTTGACAGACTTGAGTGCCTCGTTGATCAATGCTGCGGTCATGAAGCGATAATCATTTTTAAAGTCGCCAACTTTGTTTACAAAATGCAATCCGGTTGGATAAGTTTCATTATCGCGAGTCTGTGTTGTTACAGTAATCTTAGCATCTTCCTTATATTCTGGAATACCAAGAATCACATTCAACTTTCCCAAGTTTGGCATACCAAACTGGCCAATGAACTCTTTCAGTGGGCGTTTTGTTTTGGCTGTGACAATCACGCTGCGATCTTCAGACATTGCGTCAATAAGTGTTTCCTCGTTTGTTCCGGTCACTTTGACTGTATCAATGATACCAAGTCCGTGTGTATGTAGGGTAATGTCTTTCAAATAATCCATTGGCATATAAAATCTCCTGTTAGTAATATGTCTATTGTATAGTGTTATTTAGATGATATCAACTGGTTCGGTGAATTATTTCACCGTAAGCTGATAATTTTGTTGCCATTGTTTTGCTCCTTAGTCGAATGAAAATAGATTGCTAAATGATGAGTTAGTGCAAGTGTTGTTAGTTATGTCCCATCCGAGCACCGATAATAGATTGTCAACCTTTTGATCTACCACTGTGGCTTCCATAGTCTCAACATCAAATGGTAGTTCTTTAAGCCATTCTGGCACATGCTTCTCATCTGTCGGATACGCAATCGAGGTATACCCAAGAGGGTTGGTTTTTAGTTTACACACAATAGTTTTCATACCGTCAACGATTTTCATACTATAGTTGTCGCCATGCATCTTTCGCATAATGTTCCACACAATAGCAGCTTTGACGTGTCCAACTCCACATTCCTTGGTTTTTTCATAGATTGCAGTATATTTAGACAAGTTGTTCACACGCTTAGGCGTCCCCTTCTCCCAGGGAGGCAGCATTGCAAACTCTTTCTTGAACTTGATGATCTTTTCAATGATTGGAGCACGATCAACCCCCGTCAAAACATCAAGCAAAATGTTGCTAAGGAAATCTTGAACAATCTTGGGGGTATCGCTTCGTTTAAGATCAAGCCCCATTGCTTTGACCTTGCCTACCCCAAACACTACTCCCTTTTTCTTAGCAGTTTCTGCGTCATACTGATCGAGTCGCGTCCCTTCAGCGTCATAGATCAAGACAGCGTATCGTTTCTTTTTAATGAACAGTCCAGTCTCTGCAACAAGTTCTCGCCCACCGCGAATAAGAGCACCTCTCTCGCGTGGGCAATGACATTCGCGTTCCATCATCTCTGGAAAACTTTCGTTTACTTGATCTGCGATGTTGTCATACACTTGTATCGCAGTGTCTTTGTTCCACTCCATTCTGCCCGCTTCAACATCAGCACGGATAGCAGGCCACGCTGAGAAATAGACAGAGTTGTGAACCAATAAATCGTTTGCAAAAAAGTAAGGGTCGTCTGCGTTCACTCCAATGTCATACACATATTCGTCGTCAAAAGTTCCGACACATTCAACTGATTGAATAGTTGTTTTTTTAATAATCATTTGATAATCCTTTCATACACTATTTGACCACAATCCCAAATTCTGCGATATTTGTTTTCATACATATTTTCTACTTCAGTTTTGTTCTCATCAAATACTGCAATAGCGTCCTTTAACTTATGCTTTTGGAAGATACTTCGATGCCATAATGTTTTACAATCATCAGTGTAATAATAGCATGGATCAGTTTTATAAGCAAGAGTAAATCCTGATTGTTCATAAACATTCCCCATACTCCATCTCCGGTTTGCGTATGATATAAGAGTTCCGCGGTGGGTAGTGTCAAATTCCTTAACTATTTTGCTAAACCCGCCGATGACTGAATAATATTTCTTAGATGCGAATCTTAAAATTTCGAAAACATTCTGCTGCTTAGATCGGTATCTTGATTTAGAAAAATTGCCAACTGATACTAACTCCCCCTTATATGATAGCCCAATATTTAAACTGCCTATAACAGCACCTTGCAAATGATTTTCAGTAAAAAACTTTGTCGCTACTTTATTTCCAACTAACACGATGCTGCATTGCCGCGCATAAATTTTATGTGAAGTGAGTTTTAGTTTATGCAAAATAGTTGATTTCCAAATATCTTTAGTAACTGGGGAATTCCATTCAACATCTAATATATGCAGTAACTGAATATTATTTTCCTCACATTTGATTGTTTTATTCAGATGCTGTTGTGACATATCCTTGTCCTTACTTATCGCGTCAGATGAATGCCAATATATGCCATTGTATTCAATTGCCACTTTATAGTCAGGTAAGTAAATATCTAATTCAAATCCCAGCCCCCTCCATGAATGCTTAATATTAGTAACTCCAACACTAGTAAGCCACTCAATTATTTCATATTCAGCAGCAGATTTAAAGGTCGTTTTCTCTATTCCACATTGTGGGCACCCGTTTCCGTTATTCAAATGATCACCTGGTCGCTGCCAAAATTCACCGTGCTTTTTGCAGATGATTTTAACTTTGCTGTGTAGAATGCTAATGTAGTTAGTTTGTGAATAGTCATACAAATCTCCGTGTTTTTTCTTACATTTTTCTATATACTCTTCATTTGAAATTCTGTTTTTGGCGGTAACCATATCGTTACCACATTTTTGACATCCGTGACCTAGTTTGTGGACTCCGGCTGATTGGGTAAACTCCCCGTGAATTGGGCAAATAATTGTCACTATATCCGATAACTTAGTGAAATTGACTTTTGAATAATCATACTTGTTATTATGCGTTATCTTGTTTTCATTCACCCAACTAGATACCTCTGTTTTCAATGGCCTGCTACTTGCAGCACATTTTTGACATTGATACCCTTTTAAAAAATTTGAGATTGGCTGTTTAAAATCACCATGAATTTGGCAAGTAAGCGTAATTTTTGATGATAACGACATTACCTCATTGAGAGCACTAATAATATACCCATACCTATTTGCTGAATGCAGCTGATCAATGGTAATTGGTTGAGAAGTGTTAATATGAGATTCACAACGACATGGCAATGCTGCTAATTTAATATCTCTAAATTTTTTTGTAATAGATAATTGCTTTCCACATATCTCACACACTGGGATTGGCAGATTAGCATAATACAAATTGATAGCAGCAGTTATATCAAATACTTTTTCGCGACCACCATATAATTCGATGATTTTGCTATATAAATCAGGATTATCTTTTTTGAGTTGATTGGGAGTCATATCGAAATCACTACATCACCTACTACTAACTCAGATGGTTTTTTGCTTATCAGCTTGCCATCTTGCTCAACCATAATACTATGATCTTCAGTAACGAAAACTTCGTGCCCATCGGAATCCGTAACTCTGTATTTTTTCTTACTGACTTTATGCCTATATACATAGTTATAGTTTGTATACTCAGCAGCATTACGCTCAGTGTTTAAATGACAAACCTGAATATTGTCATTTCTCGAATATTCTTTACCGCCTTCCCCCCAGGTGATATTTCCAAGAGTAAATAACTCCTCAACGGTCATACTGCCTTGTGTAGTTCGAATCATTGAACTACCGCAAATAGAGTCAGTATCTCCATATACAACGGCCTCACCATCATACTCATATTTTCCAGTGATACACTGGTTAACGAAAGAGTCCATGTGCTTGGCAATAGTCCTACCAGTAAGCGTAGTAGATTGCCCGATACGGAAATCGTGGAACCTACAGCCTGGATTTAAAAGAGCCCCGTATAAGGAGTTGAGTCCAATTTTTTTTACCTGCTGTTTCTTATCCCAGTATTCAACAGTAATTTTTATTTGATCTAAATTCGCAGTTATTTTGTTATTCGTTAACTTTAGCTGGTGCAATTTAATATAGTTAGCCAGCCCGTTGCTATCTTTATCAGCTATCAGTTGCTTTACTTTTGGGACATCTATCATATCATGCGGTCCTTGTTATAATCAAAATTCTCAAGTGGAATAACTTTTATCCCAATATCAGCAAATGTTTTACCAGAGTGTTGTTCACAAAATTGTTGTCTGTCAAAACTTCGCGTATTTTTAATTCGGCCCGTTTGCCTAAAAATATTCATTGCTTCATCTAGCATCATTGGATAACCCTCCATACAATGAATTTATATGGTGGACAAAAAATCCGCTATTTCAGATGCCATTTCATCAGATATTTCAATGCCATATTGAAGCTCAGTAGCTTCTTTTTTCTTCTTTTGAAGCACTTTACGCTCAGCATACCAGTATGCTAACAGTCCAGGAATAATGCCTTCAAAATCGTATCTGAAAATAGTGCCGTTAGCACTAAGCATCCACTTTTGCCCACTTTCAAAGATAAGCCTCCAAACCTCGTCAGCAGTATGGACCGTCGGCTCCTCTACACCTTCCCAATCAATGGTAAGCTCTGTGCCTCGCTCCATGTTCATTACTGCGGAATACTCCAAACTGCCAAACAATCCTTCCCAAGCAGCCGCAAAACTTGGCCCTTTCATCATGCGTTTACCAACAAGACGGTCTTTCATCTTTTCTGCGATGTAGCGATCTGTCATGATGGGGCGAATCTGTCCGACAATGGTTTCGGGACCCATGTTCAGCGCACGGATAGTGGAGGGATACAGTGAGTTGATGTCAATAGCGCCAATGTATTTGTGCATGCCAACTTTGGGGTGAGCAACATACGCACCAGCTGCTCTGCCATCGTCATCATCCTCCCCCATAATATCTACAGTTTCTTTGGAGTATGGTTTCTTACCTGGCACTACCAGTCCTTGCTTGTGAGCAGCGTTGATGATAGCCTGGTCTGTGATAGCAACCGCGCCCATCGTCGTTGGCAGTAGCACGGTGTTGTCGTGAGCCAGTTCGTTAGCTAGGTCAATAAACTTCAGCTTGGCGTCAAGGTTAGCTAGTAGTCGCACGTCTTGACGGTTGTAGTCTAAGAACTTGTAAAAATCTTGCTTGTAAAGCTGATCCAACGTGCCCTCATACTCTATCTTCTGCTCGCCAAGCTCGTATTCACCGATGGCGTTCAGTGCGTAACTGTGACGCTCCTCGTAGGTGTATTTACGATATAACTGCATGTAGTCAAGGTGGACACGACCAACGATATCGTAGGTCATACTCTTCTTACCATACCGTTCGAACTCTCTCCTCTTGGGCATTTGGTTCCAGAGACACAGGCGGCGCAGATCATCCTTGGCCAACGCACGAGCAATACGGCCAACGGTGTATGGAATATCGTAGCCTTCACTGTTCCAACCTGAGATGACATCAGCGTCGTCGATGATGTCAAGGAGCGCATCGAGCATTTCGGCCTCGGTGTGGAAGAGGAATGTGTCTTCAAACCGCTCCGCTATAGCAGAAGCACTCTCCCATGTCAAGGATTTTGGCGGAACCGCCACGGTGATCAGCTTATCCAGCCAAGCCAAGTAGACGGTCACAGCAGTGATCTCGTTGAACGGGTCGTCAATGGGTGCGTATCCCTTCTCTTCGTCAAAGTCACTCTCAATGTCTATGAAGCATAGGTGCAGATTGGGTGCGTCTGCCCCAAGATAGTTTTTTTCCAAGCAGCGGAAGATTGGGTTGACGTCCTGCTCCCACAGTTTCTTGTTACTGTGGATCTTCATCTCCTTACGGAACTCTGCGTTAGACTGTGTGCTAAACTTGGTTACTGGTGTGCGGTAGATTGTTTGGTGCTTACCCTTTGGGTCGTCGTAATACAGCACATACTCTACAGGATAATCACGGTAAACACGATTCCCATCTTTGTCTCGTTCTACAATGTAAACTCTATCCTTAGTCTTGTCTAATAGACCGTCAACATAACTCATAGATACCCTTTATACACCGCTTGTGGCCGGCAGACCTTACATCTTGTTCACTATTTTAACATACAGATAGTGAAAACTGTAGTGAATTGGATCACAATGTGCGATTAACAGTTTCCAAAATATCAGTCAAAGTTTCGTGATCGGCGTTGGTGTCTGTCCACTTTGATTTTTGCGCGATTTTGAGTGCCTTCTTCAAAATGCCTGGTTTCACCTCTAACTCTTCCGCTACAGCAGCAATAGTGTCTGACAGCCCGCCCATCAAATCTTCACATTCTTGCATTGTCGCAACACCCTCATTGAACAGTTGATTTAACTTCGCCTTCTGATCAGCACTGAACATTTTTGACGCCATATATTTTTCCTTAAAATAGTATTTTAGATGAATCGTTACGCAAAAGCAACAGATATGAGTGAATAAAGTGCTACACTTTAGGGATTCCGGTAGCGAATCGGCCGTCCCAGGGTAGTAGCCACCCGACGCCTTGCATGGTAGTAACTACCACGGTCCTAAGCGTTGTTTAGTATTTAACTGGCTTTAGTAATGCTGCGATTTTTTTAGCCAAATCCTCGTCACGAGGTGCTTCTTTTAAATCTCCGGGCTGAATCGGTCTGACACCAGTAATGACTCCACCAGCAAATTCCAGTTCATTGCGAACAAATCGCTCAATAAACTGTTTTGGGGGAAGTGGGCCATCGCCGTCTATTAGCATGCCATTCAAAGATACTGCAGCATGTTGGGCTTCATTGTGACATGACAACTCTTTTCTTGGAGAGCCAACTAATACTACAATTTCGCCACCATACACCATTTGCAGGGCCTGCGCTACAACTACACACCCACCATCAAATGGCCCAGCATCAACAGTGTTGAGAAGTAATGAGTAGACTTTATTTTTGTTTCTCCCAAAAATGGAGGATTCTGACAATATTTCTTTAACTAACATTATTTTTGGTTTGAATCAAATGCTTTTTTCAACTCTAAATACTTAGTGTATGCTTCACCCTTCTTACGCTGCGAATCGCCAACCGTGCCAGTGCCACGAGCATATCCAGCCTTTTTCTTAGCATTTTCTATCTTCAAACCATAGAGTTCATATTTTTCTTTTGCTGCTTCTACTTGCTTTGCGGTAGGGGCTTTGCTTTCTGTCATTTCTTCTGTTTTAACCAATCGTAACGATGATGCAGGCAACTGAATGGAGGTAATATTTCCTGTGCCATCATCATAATCTACAGTGTAAGTTTTTGGGGCACCTTTAAACATACCGTGCCTAACTTCACCAATGTATCCTACTTTGCCAACTGCTTCTTTTGGACCTTTGACTATTCGAACTTTCTTTTTCAGTCCTTTTGCTTCTTGAATGAATTCTGATGATTTCATTTTGTTTTTACTTTCTTGAAGATCTACCGATACTGTTAAATCAGGACCTGCCCCAACCAGCAGCATAGTAATTGCATGCTCTAAATCAGTTGACGAACCAAAGAAGCATGAGTGTATTATAAATTCCCCACTGTATGATGCTAACTCTTGGCGCGGCCAAACATCATCCGGATCATTGTTAAACTCAAATTGAGTAATATTATTTTCAGTTGGCTCTCTATAAATCTTAGTTATAGTTTTAGGAGTTTTGAACCCAGACAGTTCGGCACGATCAAAACTCATAGTTAGCATTAGAATAGCCACTTTACTTCCAACCTGTATTTTCAGATTTGAGAATTGATCTAATGATTTAAATCTGTCTACGAATTGTTTTGAATTTTGAAATGCTGGATGCTGCGATTCTGTTATGACATTGGCACAATGATATTTTAACCCTCTCCAGTCGTAATCTCTCCAATGCGTGACACCTGATTCTTTAAGTGATCTTCCTAGATTTTTGCAATATTCCGTTACTTGATTGCCAGATAGACTAACATAATGCAGCGATTCTTGTTGCTGCTCTTTTCTTTTCAGCCACTCGGGTTTGGGCCAAGCTGAATCAACATCAGAATGAAGCCAAGATGGTGGCACTGCAAGAGTGGTCGCACCCTTAAAATAATCGGGGACATTTGAGTTATCACCCAATGGGGCACTGAGTTTAACTGTAGCTAACCCTGATGGTCCAATACGAAGAAACTTGGCAGTTCTGACAACATATTCATACCCCGGTGCTTTAACCAATACTGTGTCACCTACTTTGACCCCTGGGCGTAATATTCTTTCTTTGGTAGAAAGTTTTGTTGCTTCGTTAACACTTGATTTACTGGGTTGAATATCTGTATCAAACTTCATTTTAAGTTGTGATCTAAACTCGTTAAATGTTAAGGTACTCTTAAAGAAAAATGTTTTAACGGTCGTTTCATTTTTAACAGAATCATACGGAAAGTTTACTGATTTTTCTGGGGCAAACTCTATAGTAAATGCGTCAGATATTTTTTTGATAACTTTGCCTATTTCTGGTTGATGGAGAACAACAACACGATTATTTACTAATGCCAACAGAGTCACTATATATTTTTTACCAAGCTTCGGGGAGTCTGAAACCATATTTAAAAAATAATCATTATTGGTGGGATCATTTGACTCCAGTAAAGTAGAAGAACTTCCACTAAGCCAAGCCTCAGCTAACGATAATCTTGCCTCCATTGGTAAGTCCTCAAAATCTTCCCATACAAACTTACCTTGCGGAGGCGCAGATTTTACAGTAAATAAGTCTGATAAGAACATAAATTACCTAATAGTAGAGAGTTTTGTTCCTAACTGTTTAGCTGCGGCTGGATTTTGTGCCAGTGTTTGAACTAACCCTTTAACCATATCGCCAGGTGTCGTAGCAGCATTGTTATTGCCTTGCGCTGGTAGAGGGGTGCCAGGTGCTCCTGGAGTTCCTGCTGGTGCTGAACTTGCTGGCAGTGCAGTCGTTGCTGGTTGCGCTGGCTGAGCTGGTTGCGCTGGTTGCGCTGGCATCGCAGTTTTTACACCCGTTGGGACAACTGGCATTTCTTCGTCCACTACACCTTGTTTGCCACTTAGTGACTTCTTTGTTTGCACCAATGCAGCAGACAACTTGTCTAACATACTGCGCATTTTAGAGAGCTTATCTGCTTTACCTTCAGCTAACTTTGTCTCATCTAATCCATGGTCAACATACATATCGCTGTCGCGGTTGTAATATTTGCCAACTTTTGGGTCATAGTAAAGAACTTGACCGTTTTTACCACGGAATGGCCCTTCTAATCCTTCACCTGACAGGTCAATATAGCGTTCACGGTCAATACTTGGTACTGTGCCGCGAGAGTTAATGCGATCCCATAAATCACGGTTCACTGACTTCTTGACATCTTCACCTAAGCCACGTTTCTTCATTTCGCGATCTAATATACGTTGTTGCAAATCACCCGGGGTATGATTCCGAGCTTTATTTGTGGTAGTAACGTGATGAAGGTTCTTCACTTTTTCGTCACTGTAACCTCTATTACGTTTTAAGATGTCTGTGGGGTTACCTAATTCTTCACCATTCGGCCCTATGCTGTTTTTATCCCAACCCTGTAAACCGCGGGTAACACTCTTAACACCACGTTTGATGGAGTCAGCAATACCTTCATCAAATTGTTCTAGCTCTGACCACTCCTTTAGTGAATCGGCCTTTTTGCTACGTTGAATTTTTTTATCCATTTGCGACAAAAACTCGTCTTCATGTGGGCCACGATTGACAACATCAGCAATATTATATGCTGATGCTTTGGCATATGCATCACTGGCCTTGTCAGCTGAACGCTTTGCTAAACGCTCGTAATTCTTGGACCTAACTTTGTCAGCAATACCTTCATCAACAGTCTTTCCACTCATCGCTGGAGCAAGTTTGCCCTGTGCTGCAGCATCAGTGTCACGGGTAGCATACACTTCAGCATCGTATTTTTCACACCAGGCTTCCATCTGCTCTACATTTTTAAATGTGCGACGCCAAGGTTTGCGTTCCATTCCGCGAATACCGTGCGCTTCAATCGTATCGCCCCGCGCCTCGTCAACCTGCCCTTGTGGCTTCATTTTATCGTTAAACCACTCGCTGCTCGCTACTTTATATCCACGCTCACTCCACTTACTTTGGAATGAGCATGCTGCTTTATAAGTAGGGAACTTTTTAAAATCTGTCGCACTGCGGTATACAATCCAGCTACCTGCTGGGTCTGCTGATTCGTTAGTTTTCTTTTTACCAATCTTCTCTGCTTCTTTCGCCTTCTTGTCTGCAGCTACCTTTGCGCCGTATTCTTTGCCTGCCTCTACATGCTGCACCATAGTTTTATATGGACGTTTTTGCTTTTCCTTAGTAGTTGACCCCTCATCAATTTTGTCATCCTTACGATCCAACCCTCTCTTGCTTCGAGTTAACCCAGAGTGTAATCTATCAATACGGGCACTTATTCTGTCATATTGTTCTGGTGTTTTAGTAAACTTCAATCGTTGTTCAAGATTGAGTATAGTATCTTCAATCTTCTTTTGCGACTCTTCTTTACCTTCTGTTACAGGCTTTGCTTTTAGTTGAGTAATGGCATCATCTTTACGCTTCTTGAGTGCAAAATATTTATCAGTAGTCGGAGAGTTTGGATTTTGGCGAGACGGATGGGATAATGCCATTTGAGCATTTACTTTGTCTAACTCAGTTTTTAACTCTGCTTTGCCTTCATCTAATTTAGCATCGTTCAGTTCAGCTTTCTTTTTGCTAATATATCTGTCGCAATCTGTTTTGTTACCTGAAGTTACTTGAACTCCTTTTTCATCAACAACAGCAAACGCCCCGTCTTTTTTAACTAAGCGATATTCTTTCTTTGAATCGGGCACTGCTTTGTTTTTAACATAATCTTCAAACTGAGCAGATAAATCTTCTGGAGATTTGGCCTTGGGTTTGCTGCTGTTGCTGCGACGATAGGGATTACCCAAAAACTTCCCATCTGACTTGGGTTTTTCAATCTTGTTACCAGTTTTAACGGGGTTTCCGTCAACAATTGTGTCGAGGCTTTCGAGTAGTTTACGCATTTTTTGCTTTCTTTTTAGTAGGTTTAGTTCTTTTAATCGGGGCAAACAAACTCCCCGCCGGACCTGCGGCAACTGATGACGAGCAACTTGCGCCGCTAGATGCATCTTCAGAAGTGATTGGCTTATTTGCCTTATCTTTCTGATAGTTTAAAAATTCAGTTGATTTCATACTTTACTCCGATATACTCTGTATTTAGTCAATCTTAAAGGTTGGCGGTGATTCTACACCGTTGATTTTTACATTGCTCAGTTTAAAGAAACTTGACGGGGTCACATAGATACTATACTCACCGGGCGGGACAGTGATGGACATATTTTCAGTAATGAACTGCTCACCTACCTTCCACTTAAAGGTTCGCTCAGTCATCAGTATGCTGTTGATGTAAAGCCTGTAGTTTTCACCTTGCTCGTCTCCATGAATATCGGCAGTAATGGTTAGGGTAGTTACGGGGGTTAGTAAGGTTTCTGACATGTTAAATTTTCTTCAATGATTCTGACACTATTTTCTTCTGTGATTCGTTTAACTTGTTGAATAGTGGTTTCAACTGAGTCAAACATTCAGCAACTGCAACACGATCACCGTTGGCGGTATGCTGTTTGAGGTTAGCGACCAGTGATTCTGTCTTGGCAAGCAACTTATCTAACCCTGCTTTATTGTAAGCTCTCATAGCGAACTCTGCGCGACGATCCATCTTGTTAACTACTCTTGGATCATACTTGCCTTGCTGCTGCTGAGTAACTTTTGTGCGATTCCTATTCGCTGCTGATGCGTAGTTTTTAAGAGAATCAACACTAAGTTCGTTCACTTGTTCCTCACCAACTCGAGGTTTCGTCACGACCGCATTGCCGCTATGGTAAGTTTCTCCACGTTTGGCTTGCTGCTGGTTAAGTGATTTTTCATACTCCATACGCTTACGGGCGAGTTCTTTCTGATGGGCAGAGGTGGGCTTTTGCGGTGTTCCCCACGGAACACCGCCTAAACTTTCACCAACACTTTCATTATAACCATAGTCAGCAGTTTTAAACGAGTTGTAATACTCATACATGTCTTTGTAGCCGTTCATCCTGCATGCTTTGTCTAATACTTCGCCAACATGGTAATCTTGAATACCTGACTTCTTTAACCAAGGAGCAAGCCAATCGATAGGATCACCGTCTGGGAAAATATTGCTCACTACATCTTCAATCTTGCGCCATACTTTGCTGTAGTCGTCTTTGGTCAACCCATTGCTGTCACGACGTGGACCTGCTGGCGCACGTGGTGCTTTTGGTGCATCTACTTTTGGAGGAATGGCATTACCTCGACGATCCAACGGAACACCACCTGGGCCTTTAACAAAACGACCTTCATCAACACTTTCTTCGCCCAACGAATCATTGCTGCCCATATATTCGTGATCACCGCTGGGATCAATCCATCCCTCGCCAGTGCGCTCGTCCCACCGGCCAATACTTTCTCCGTCAATGCCATGGGCATAGTAGCATCCGTCGCCACCATGCTCGTAGTCGCCACCAAATCGGCGAACATCTTTTTGCCATTGCTCGAACGATTCATAATATTCAGCATCGTTAGCGTATTCTTTTAGATTTGTCATATTTTTTCCTTGTGTTGTATCAGTTATCTCAGATTCTGACAGTTGATTATTTATTTCCCATCCATTACCTTCTATTCTTGTCATCATCATCCAGATCTCAGTATATGCTCTAGTAGATTCGCCCTCGTTAGCAAAAAATATTGTGTTGGTGATATCTTTACCTAGTACATTAGTAAGTTCATTCCGCTCTGGAAATTGAGAGCCATCGTCAAACTCGATTACATCTATAGAGCCATCATTATTTGTGTTGATTGCTGCTATTTTTTTAGGGGTAACAAATCCACGTATTTCAACTGATTTTTTATCTAGATCTAATATTGATGATAACACACTTATTGAGTTACCTTTTTTAATAACTATTGCGTCACGATGATCTAGTTGTTTAAATCTAGTAGAAAACTGTTGAGCGATCGCACGATCATCCTTTGTGCGTTTAGATTCCGACAACAATCCACTTTTACTTGGAGATAATAACTTGGCAACACCAGATGGCCAACTCCAAACAGTGTCTCGTTTAGATGACTTTGGGCTAGACAAGAATCTAGTGTAATCAGCCCATGACTCAAACCGTGCTATTTTAAAATCAGTTACAGTAAACTCATCTTTAATAAGTTTACTTTCAGAGACAGTTTTTTGCCCCAACTTGGAACGCATAATGGAGTAAACATTGTTGTCAAACTTGCCAAACAAATCGGCTACGATCTTTTTCTGTGTGTTTTCATCAGCAGCCGCAAACTGGGCACGAATCTGCGACGCACTGGTTGCTGGCTTGCCCAGCACAGTGAACTCGAAGGTAGGGACGGTGATCATGTAGGCTGCTTTGTCTAACCCTTGACAAGACGCAAGATCCTTGAAGGGTTGAAAATAGCTAGGCGAGCCATCCTTCTTTGGAGCGAAACTAAAGCGGGGGTCTTCAGCCATGTCCTTGGCACTAACTGCGAACAGTAGCACAGTGTTAGGGGATAAAGTTGAAACAATCTCCATTGCTCGATATGGCTGAGTTGATTGAACCACTTTGGACGCACTTATCCCAGTTAGCACCATCATCTGTCTCTTCTCATCAAACGAGAATGGAGATCTGTCTGAGTCTGTTTTGTTGCTTGTCACGATAAACACATTGTCAGAGCCATAGTTCTTGACAAGGTGCTGATAGACAGCGGCATGACCAGAATGCCAAGGTTCGAACCTGCCAGGATAAATCACTTTAACTGGACGCTGTATTTTATTCTCAAATAAACTGCCTAAAAACATAAAACTCCGTTGAATATTATGTATTTATGCTCGGTCAATCAAACCAAGATGTTGGCCTACACCTTGGCCCAAAGTAGATAGATTCTACTACTGCTTCCCCAGTCACTGGGTTAACCAACTCGTTACAAGTAGTCGACTTTTTCTTTTTCTGCGATTCTATAACTAACTCACGATTATTGCCAGAAATATCAGTGAATAACTGTGATATTTGATCCTTAGTGAGCACTAATCCTTTTTCAGTTATGCTAATCTTCCCGGCCTGCGCCAACGCATAAAACACACTGCGAGAATCGTCTGTGACAATCTCGCTAGCAGTTAGGGTGAGCAGTGAGTTTAACTCACGAACAATAAACAGAACAATGCTGCTAGCAATGCCGCGCCGCCTGTTTTTCTCGGGAACATAGAGCTCACGAAACTCGCCAGTCTCTTCTACTTTAACATATCCAAGATAGGAGAAATCGCTGTCAGGAACGAAATAGTAATCGTCTTGATTGTATATTTTGTAACTATCAAACTCACCAACGAACATAGCGTCAGGGCGTGGTTCACCTTCTGCCCAAGATGGTGAGTTCCAATGCCCGTATTCTATTTCGTTGATTTTCATTCATTACTGAACTTTTGGCCCAGCGACTAACGACAAATCTCCACGGAAGGTATGAGTTCCTGTATGATTGAGCAATACTCTGCTATCACACCATATATCGTAACCAAGCGCGGCCGCTCTACGACAGAACGCCCAATCTTCACTCAAGTAGTGCCCGTTTTCGTCAATATAACAGTCAAAGATGGCATACATAAAAGGCTCATATTGCTTACCAAGTCCAACATCATCAACATATTTTGTAGTTGGATGAGCTTCAATAAGTTTTTCATACACCACACGTTTAAACATCAAAAATCCAGTTGCTGCGGTGTCAACTGTATATAACGGACCACGAATCTTTGTTTGCGGTTTAAGATTTACATTATACGCGATAGGATACGCTTTTTTCGGATAAGGGCCAGAAATGATGTCAACATCAGCAGCCATCATTTGGAATATAGCCTCTGGTTGAAACTCAATATCTGCGTCAATAAACATAAAATGAGTTGCCGCCGCATTGGTCATAAGTTTGGCCATCAAGTTGTTTCTACCACGAGTAATGAGAGACTCGTTTGTCATAGTGTCAAGAGACCAACTTAGTCCAACCTTACCGCACATTAGAATAAACTTGATGAAACTGGTCATTGTTGATTCTAATACCAGCCCACCGTAGCAGGGCAGTCCAATGTGTAGATGCACCTTGGAAAAATCGTATGCTACACCTTGTGCTGGGGGATTATCTTTAGCCTGCTGCGCTTGAATCTCCTGTATTTGCTTGATTACATCAGTATGCGTTTTGGCATTACCGTCAAGTTGAATATTTGAACCAGGTTTTTCAGCCGCGGCTGTTTTTTTAGCAAAGTTATGTTTTTTAGCCATATTATGAGGTTTGATTTAGATTTGAAATAACACTCGGTTGAGTTCGCCTGCCGTGAATTGGGTAATAACCGCTCTTACCCAAACGAAGTTGCCTTTGAAGTTGATAATCAACGCTTGATCGGGAACTGCTGTTACACCGTCCCCTACTATACTGCCGTCAACATCAAACCAATCTGTTTCAGTTGGTTTTGCGGCAAGAGTTGCTTGAAGTTTTACAATTCCAATGAATCCGTTTGAAGTCGATACTTGAGCAGCATGCATTCCGCCTGTGCTGTAGTAACCCCTACCCTTAACCGCGTCACTAACATACGGATAAACCCGTGTAGGAGACACTGCCAATGATGGAAATACGATTGATGAGATCATTATTCTTCTGGATTTACTTCAACCACTACACTGTCGCCAAGTAACTCTTGGGCAACGGATTCAAGGGTGGTTACCAGCTCGTCTGTGATGAGAGAACCTTGGTCGCTTTCACCGTTCTTAGCCAATCTACTAAGTTTGATCACAATGTCTTCTTGAATAATTTTAGCCATACTCTTATAATCCTATGTTATGGAGTATTTAGCCTTTTATTTCGACCAAGTCGAAAATTTTGTTGACAAACGAAGGTGACATCAGTGTTATGAAAGTAATAATGGAAGGATCATTGAAATAGAAATACCCGTCAGAATAACGAGTTGGTCGCTGTAGTGATCGAATCATTGCCTTAGTCAGTTTAACCTCAGATTCAGGAAAAGTGGACAAATATTTAAACACTGCTTCTTTTTCTTCAATGCTAAATTTTGCGTGGGCCTTTGTTGTTGCCTTATGAAGGAACTTTGGAGTTCCTTTAACCAGCATAACACCTTTTTCTATAGTAGTCAACGGTTTCCATACAGTTTCTATTTTCACAGAGGTTAACTTGGATAAATTGTCAATGACTTCAATTAGGCCTGCTGCGGTTTCAGTATATATGTCAACAGTTTGCCCTTCTATTCTCACTTTGAATTTCTTATCTTCAGTGTAAACAAACTTCATTAAGTTATAAGTATCTGCTATTATTTCATCTGAGGGAATTCCATAGTTGTTAGTGTATCTAGCCCGATACAACTGTTTAACCCCTTCGACGAACTGACCATTGGTCCGCCTCTTGAATAACCATTTATACGAGCTCAACAAAATGCCCGTCACCGCTCTCACTTTAAAAGGATATTTGTCGTAAAATAGTTTAGTAGTAGGGAGGATTTTACCCTCACTTTCATATTTTTTAAACACGAATGACTCCATCTGCTCCAACTCCAGTATCGACACCTATCGCAAAAGTTTCAGGGACTACAATAAGCGTTGATACAGCGAAAGTGATCTTATCGTCTACGAGATCAGCAGTAATAACAGAGTTTGCAGGGATGTTTTCAAACAAGATCTTCTTACTTAGTGGCACTTTGATCAAACTGCTAATAGTCCGCGCCATTGGCCGAGCACCCATTTTAGAGTCGAACCCCTCTTTGGCCAACTTATCTACTACAGCATCCGTCAACTTGAGAGTAATCTTTTTGTCAAGTAGTAGCTCATCAACTTCAGCCATGAACTTGAACACAACTTTTCTAATGCTTTCTGGTGACAAGCTGGTAAACTTACAGATTCCGTCGAGTCGGTTTCTAAACTCTGGCTTGAAGAACTCTTTAATAGCCTTGTCATCCTCGTCAGATTTTTGTAAGTCACGACCAAACCCAATCGTATTACGCTCGTTGTCAGCAGCACCCAAGTTGGATGTTAAAATAACGATAGTGTTCCGCGCATCAGCCTTTTTGCCATTGCTTGAGGTAACTACTCCTTCATCCATCAACGACAACAGGATGTTAGTGACATCAGGGTGAGCTTTTTCAATCTCGTCGAACAAGATGATTGAGTTGGGGTGTTTTTCAAGCTCACTGATAAGGATGCCGCCACCCAAGTTACCATCCTCATACCCCACATATCCAGGAGGCGCACCGATGAGTTTTGCGATGCTATGCTTTTCTTGATACTCTGACATATCAAACTTGATAAGCTTCATGCTCAGGTTGCTTGCCAACAGTTTTGCCAGTTCCGTGTTATGATGAACAATACCATTTGCTGTCTGATATAAGTGAGTGTCAGAGTTGACACTAAGATCGTAGAATATAGTATCATCTGTTTCGGAAATAGAAGTAACATGAATAATTTCACCCGAGGCTTTAGTAATAGATTCGCCAATAGTTAAATCTTTAAGAAACACACATTTTTTGCCAATGGAAATAAGATGTTTTGCTGCGCCTCGAATTATGTCACCATTGCTGAAAGTTACTTGTAATCCAGTGTCGATCTTAGTAATAGCAGCCGGAACATCAATCCAGTTATTGTTCTCGTCTTGTATTTTCACGGGAGAATTGAGGAACTGCTCAGTGCCTGGATCAAATTTTATTTTCTCATATTGTTCAAAAATTTCAAATAGTTTGCCGATGGGCAAAGTAGTAGCAATCATGTGATACCTTTTAGTTGTAAAGTATTTATAATACAGTAATGTTATGAAAAAAACAAGTTTTTTGGTAAAAAGTATAAATAATATTATGGAGCAACAGGATATGGCAAAGACAATAGCAAAAAAATTAACCAGTAGCAAATATTATAAAATGGAATTCGGTAATCGTGAGTTAACCGCAGATGAGCATAAAGCATTACTACATTTTGACACAATTTATAAATTTAATTATGACAAAATCAAAACCATAATCAAATTTATTAAACAAGGGTATACTGATTGGGCAGAAAAATGGAAAATTGTTAAAACACTACACAGCAGTGACTTGGCAATGCAGGTGCTGCTATATGGAAACGAAGAAGGAAGTAAACGATATAAAGAAATCAATAAGAAAAAAACTGGTCATTTTGATCATTCTTACGAGGCGCAACAGCGTCGCGGAATGATTGCTGCTCAAAAATTAGCAGGTAGTGACATATACTCGATTCGATCATTTAAATTTTGGATAAAAAAAGGTATGACTGAAGATGAAGCAAAAGCAAGGGTGGCTGAAATACAAGCAACTAACACATTATCCCGATATGTTAAAACATATGGATTAGAACTCGGAACAGAAAAATTTAACAGTCGTAAAATAGCTTGGGCGGCAGCAATGGCTGAGCCAATAATCGGAAGAAAACGTAGTTTGGGATTATGGAGATACATTGAACGGTATGGTGAAGATGAAGGTAAGCTTCGATATATGGTCATGCGTGAAAAACGAAATAGAACTTCAAGGATTGGTAAAGCTAGCAATGAATCTGTCATTGTATTCCAAGATATTATATCTCTATTAGAGGTGAATAACATTCAATATTATATGGGGGTTAAGGGAAACAAAGAATGGTTCATCTATGATGATAAGTTACTTAAACCTTTCTTTTACGACTTAACCATACCATCATTATCAATTATAGCCGAATATCACGGTGAAGCATTTCATCCGAATCCAAAAAATACAGAGACTTGGCATTTGTGGAGAGCTCTATACTCTAAAAAAACAGCTGACGAAGTTTTCGCGGTTGATCAATATAAAAAGATTCTCGCAGAAACCGCCGGTTGGAAATTCTATGAGATTTACTCTTCAGATTCTGAGAATTCTGCCCGAATATTGTTAGAACAGGTAAAGTCAGCAATAAGAGATTATTCGTCTGGCAGTTTTTCTCGGAATGAAATGATCGCTAAATAATACCTTGCTCTTTGGCAAAAATAAACATATCATTGCTCATTTGAATTGTGACCTCTTGGTCATACGAAAGGCATTTGCCAGTTCCGCTAGGCCCACTAAACAAGAAGCAACCCATTGGCCGATTTACTGATTTTAGCCCTGCTCTTGCAACATAAATCTTTTCCAACACCTCGTCAACTGCTTTATCCTGCCCAAACAAGTGGGTCTTGATATTACCATCCAATGCAGATAGAGATGATGAAGTTTGCTCTGCCCCGATCTGATCTGACGGGATTTTGGTAAACTTACTCAAAGTGTCAATAATATGGTCGCGAGTAATAGTGTATGCATTACCTAAGATTTTCTGTTTTGCGCAGGCAGTGTCAATCAAGTCAATTGCCTTGTCTGGTAACCGCTTGTCAGATTGATACCTTACGCTCAACATAACTGCTGCCTCGATTGCAGAGTCATCAATCTTACCCTTATGGAACTTTTCAAAGTGTGGTTTCAAACCAGTCAAGATTTGGATCGCTACTTCGGGTGTAGGCTCATTGACTGTCATCCGGTAGAAACGGCGCATAAGAGCACGGTCTTTTTCAAACGATGTTGAATACTCTTCCCAAGTAGTTGATGCAATAACTTTAATATTGCCCTTGGTCAACGCAGGTTTGATCATGTTGGCAAAATCTACTGCTGATCCACTGGACCCACCCCCAGCACCACGCATCTGGTGTGCTTCATCAATAAATAAAATAGTATTGCCTTTAAGGGTCAATGCTTCAATGACATTTTTAAGTTTTTCTTCAAACTCGCCGCGGTATTTACTACCAGCAAGCAATGATCCAATCTCTAAACTGTAAACAGTAAAGTCTTTAAGATACTCTGGCACATGCCCATTGACAATTTGCAGTGCCAGCCCCTCGGCCAAAGCCGTTTTTCCGGTGCCTGGGTCACCAACAAGCAAAACATTGCTTTTGTTACGCTTGGCCAAAACTTCTGATATTTCAATGAGATCAGCCTCGCGACCAATGACTGGGTCAATTTTACCTGCGCTTGCTTTTTCGTTTAGGTTAGTGCAATATTCATCTAAAGTTTCATCAGCTTTATGCGACCTTGCGGCTTTGCTGCCTTTTGCCTCATTATAGTTTTTTACATAATATTCGGCAAGTTGCTGACGATCCATACCATATTTGGTAAAGACATAATATGCGAAACTATTTGATTCGCTAGTAATACTTAGGAAGATGTCAACAATTTGCATCTGCGCCCTACCACTGAAAATAACTTGGGTAAAGGCACGGTTAAATACACGCTCAAGAGCATGGGTTCTGCGAGGAGAATCATACCCTGGATCTTTGCTTACTAAGTAAGTTTGAGAATCGAGGTAAGTGACCAACTCTATTTTAACCGCATCTGTGTTGACACCAAAAGTTGAAACTAGCTTGTTGAATTGCTCATACTCAATTAATGCCAAACTCAGGTGCTCTAGCGTAACATACTCGTGCGATCTTTCTTTTGCAATTCCGGTTGCAGAAGAAACGATAATATCAATTTCTGGGCTTGAGTTAATCATAATATCCTTTTGTATAAAATAGTTATCGTGTCACTAGCAGGTCACGAATTGTTTTAAGTTGATCGTCAGTTAAGTTTGTAGGAACTTCGATTTTAAGCATTACGATTAGCTTACCACGACCTGGCATATTAGTGTGGTAGAGTCCTTGATCTTTGATTCCAAACCTTGTTCCAAACTGTGTTCCTGGAGGAATAGTTAACGAAAATACTTTACCATCCAATCCTGTGATTTCTTTCTCACACCCTATGATAGCTTCTAGCGCGTCAATAGTCAACTGTGTAATCAGTGTCATTCCATCAAAGTCAAAGTCTGGGTGTGGCTTTACATGAAACTGAACATGCAAGTCCCCCCTTGGAAGTTCTTTGATAGCCTTGCCGCCCAGTTCTGGGTATTTGATAACAGCACCATGAAAAACACCGCGCGGGATTTTTAGCTCAATCTGTTCTCCAGGTAGCCCAGGAATTCTGAGGTCAAGCATTTTGACTTGTTCAGACAGCGTGTCTACTAAATCAATCTGGTAATTAATCCTTACATCTTGATTTTTTTGTTGCCGCGGTGGGGGTCTCCGAGCAAATGGGTTGAATGGATTTCCACCAAAATCACCGTCTCCCCCACCGTTCTGCATAAATGAGCGTAGCATTTCTTCAATGTCACCTGGCATCCCTCCTCGACCACCCATGTTGCCAGTATGGAAGGAGAAGTGCTGTGGCCGCCCGCCTCCTGCAAGTTCCTCGTCATACTGCGCTCTTTTTTGCGGCTCGCTCAAGATAGCGTATGCAGCTTGTATTTCTTGAAACTTTTTGGTGTCCCCACCCTCTTTGTCAGGATGGTGGGCACTGGCAAGTTTACGATAGGCTTTTTTGATCTCGTCTGCCGTGGCGGTGTTACTCACACCCAAAATTTCATAATGATTCATGCGTATATTCTACACTACCGGACCAGTAAAGTCAAATAATTTGATTATCTTTCTGGATCTGTTTCTGGATCGGTTATTTGCCTTGGTGACTTTGTATATCTTTGTTGCGGCTGCCTGCCTGCGTATTGACCTTGATATGGCTCTTGATATGGACCTTGATATGGACCTTGATATGGACCTTGGTCCTGGTAAGGATCTTGGTACGATCTCAGAGGAATATTACTCAATGATACTCTTTCTTGTGATTTTGCGTAGCTGGTAACACCAACGATAGCACCCATAGCAAGGTGATATAGCCCACCACCTTGCAAACTAAGTGGAATCCACGCTATGTAAGGTGTTTTGGTGTAGTATGAGTAAAGGCCCAAAAATATAGGAGCTAAAATAAAATCAAAAAGACACACAGCCATATATTGCCACGCCATTGCTGGCCTCCAATGTGACTGCATCCATGTTTGATTATACTGATCTTTAGTTTTGCTCATTTTGGTATTTAGCCAAAAGTGTCAGATTCACGGGTTGTTAGCTTTTTGTGCCTTGATCCAGCTTTGAAGAGATAAAATCTGCTCTTTATACTGGTTACTAATCTTGTAGTTTTCAGTGATCGTCTTTAAAACTTCTGACAGTTTAACATCTGACGCTGAACTATCAGTAACTGTGACCCCCGTTAAACTTTCGGCTGGTCTCAATGTTTTTAACGGTTCTGGCGCAACCATCAACTCTGCTGGTGCGTCTGGGAAAGAGTATTTAGCTGATGGAGCAGTGCTGCATCCTGCCAACGATAAAAGTAGTGCTGCTAATAGTATAGAGGGGACTCTCATTTTTTTTCTCCTGTGTCTGGAACCGTATTAGTTACGGCTGCATCATGAAGTAAAATGAAGTTTTTCGGGATGACACATTTTGCATCAGACTCAACTGTTATAAAACGGTCAACATATTGAGTTATGGTGTCACCTTTAACTTTTACTGTTTTGACGCGGTCAACATACTTAATAACTTCAACAGTGGTAATCATTGCCGCTTTTTCATTTAACGCTTTTATTTGCGCTGCTACTAAAATCTTTTCAGCATCCCATTTCTCTTGCACATTTTGCTGCCCGTTGTTGTAAACAAAATACAATCCAGCAGCAATAGCTAATGCAGCAATGAGGTATTTAAAAGCTGGTGATTTAAGAAAAGTCATAATAGGTAACCTAAACATTGGATAATCCCTCTGTTGTTTCAAAAACAGTTATAGCAGTGGTGAAGAGTTTGATCCGTTCATCTAATCCAATATATCCGCCATTTATTTTTTTGGTCATGGTCTTGATGTCGCCAATGTCAGCAAGTGAATTTAGATTACGAGAGTTCCAAAACCAGCAAGCTGATTTAACGGCTGCATCGCGGTCAGTTTCTAATATTTCTGGGGTGTCAAGCAACCTTAAATCGCCATACATTTCTAAACTGCATGCACTATAGTTATCCTTGCCAGTCAACTGAATGAGCCCACGACCTTTATATTTCCATCCATCACCACTTGCTTCGCCGCCATTTCCCATACGATCAGCGTAAACTTTGTTTGCTATAGCAGATTGCTGGTGGGCATAAGTCCATGCGTTACTTCGATTGAATCGTGTTGGCCAAACTTTTATCAATGATTCGGCTCTGTAGTTGAGATTTTCTCTAAGTCTAGTATATCCTGCTGATTCATGAGCAGTTTGCGCCATAAATGCTGCAACCCGTCTCTTGGTGTTGATGTTGTAGTTCCCGAGATTATCTCTCAAAGCAACGTACCATTCTTCCACATCTTGAGTGTGAGGAAGTATTTGCTGAACTTCTTCGAGAGTGAAGTCAAAATCAAAACCGTATTCGTTCATTATTTTATCCCTGCTGCGCGTTGCATGTTTAAAATCTGCATGTCCACTATTTTTGCTGCTGGAACACGAACTCCAGCCATTGCTCTGTACTGATTAAGTAGTGTTGACTCTTTTATAGCGTCTACGGCACTTGCTTCTACCTTAGTATTATACGATTCAGGAGTTAGCAGCATAGTTTTAACGAGATTTTCCTCTGTTAACGGAATGCCAGTACTATGTTTGTAATAAGTAAACTGCCAATCTTTGACTTCTTGATCAGTTAAGTTAACTAGATCAGTAATCATCGACATAATATGAGATGGAGCGGATTTTGTACGTTCGAACTCAGCAAATACCATATAGTTGCCATCTTCAGTTTCACCACTGCTCACATCAGCATCTAAAATCCAATCGTAACTTTTTTCAATAAAGCTAACGATGTCGTCTGCTGGAGACTTGCCCATCACAGTAAATCCAACTACGATAATATCCTTATCTTCACCCATTTTGCTGCGGAACTCATCTATTGACAAGATTGGCTGAACTAATCTTGTCAAATCACCCATTTCAACACCTTCACTTAGCTGGTTCATATTACATGCCTCCCATACCAGGTTGCTGTTGTTGTGGCATTCCACCTGGCGCCATACCTTGTTGCTGCTGTGGTGCTCCAGCGTCTGGCGAAAACTGATCCTCAACTTTATTTTCTTCTTCGTCAACTCCCTCATCATATGACTGCTCTAAATCAGCGGCATCTAAAATCTCGTTTTCTAACTCAACAGTTCCTCTGCCAATGTCAGATATGAGAGATTTTGGCATGGTGATGGTAAGAACCCAAATAGGAACTTTTTTGGTCTTTGCCATCTTAGTTCCCGGCCTAAAGTCAGCAGGAGATTTTGGCTTGACTGGATACTCTAGCTCATCTTTCTTATACAACACTTCACAGTTATAGTTTAAAAGTTGCTGACCACCGCGTGGATCGGGCATTTGTTTGTACGGCCACATAAAAGTGCATGAAACAAAGTATTTCTCATACTCTGGACCAGCAATCAACTCGCCCTTCTTCCAGTTGGCGAAAGCATATACATCAAGTTCATCCAACACTCGTTCAAAGTCTAAAAGTGTCGCCAATGAACTTTCTGACATATAAATGTCTTTAACATTGTTTAACGCTGCCTGCAAAGTTTGTGCCATAGATTATCTCGTATTTACTATTATTTATCTTTTTGCGCGAGGGTGAACATTCTTAGTGTATGGTGGCAAGACTTTTATTTAACCTTTTTTTCAGGTTTTATATATGTTAGTTTTGCTTTTTTGATTTGCCGGTAAATATTTTTGTAGGTAGATGATCCCATACTTCCTACAAATTTTAGGAGATAACATTTTGGCAAAACGTAAGTATGCGCAACATGCAAGAGAAATGGAAGTTTCACAACCAGTAAAATCACGCAAATCAGCTGCTATTAAAGGGGGATCACGTAGAGCACACATTGCGGAAACAAGTGAAAAAATCGATAACATTTTTAATTTTAAGTCTTATGTAGCTCAACGTAAAACAGTTGCGATGATTCCAAAGAGTGTAGCTCAAGAGGAATACATTGAGCTATTGCAAGATGAGGATAAGCTAATAGTTTTTGCAACCGGCCCAGCCGGAACTGGAAAAACTATGCTAGCAGTGTTAGCAGCCATTAAGGCATACAAAGAAGGAGTTATACAAAAAATAATTGTTACCCGCCCTGCCGTTGAAGTTGAAAACGAGAAAATCGGGTTCCTGCCAGGTGATCTTAATGAAAAAATGGCACCGTGGACAAGGCCTATATTTGACGTTATGAAGGAATATTACTCTGTAGCTGAATTGACACAGATGCTAGCAGAAGAGATTATTGAAATATCGCCGCTAGCGTTTATGCGCGGTAGATCTTTTAAGAATGCGTTCATCATTGCTGATGAAATGCAAAATGCTACCCCAAGCCAGCTAAAAATGTTATTAACCCGCATTGGAGAAAACTGCAAACTAGTGGTAACTGGTGACATCAGGCAGACTGACAGAGTCGAGGGAGATAACGGACTCATTGATTTCAAGCATCGTTCTGCAAACTTTGCTGGGCATGATTTTATTTGTGGTGTTGAGTTTTCTGGAAAGGACATTCAACGTCACGCTGCTGTAGAGGAGGTATTACGTATATATGGTGATATTTGAAAGATACTAGCTAAAGTGACCCGTT